TCTTTTCATAAGAAAGAATAGGAAAAGAGTTAGCTGCCATGAAGCAATACTTTTGCATCTCCATCATCTCTTGGAGATCCCCTCTTACCATTTCTGATTTAAAAAAGTTACTCATAACGTTAGGATTTTTGATCTACTTTTCTTCTTCATGTAGTTTAGATTTTCAGCATCAAACTTAATCTTTTCTTTTAGTGGTTTAGAAATGAGTTTGGGAACAGACTCGATCTCAATCTCATTCGTTTCACAATAATGTAGGACGGCATCGATATAGTTCATGTCATCATTATCGATAGCAATCTTTTCCACTTCCTGTGAAAACTTCACAGATGTCATAAAATTATCCTCCAGATTTTTGGGCATATTTTGTCCTGTATTCTTGGATGTACTCTAATAACGAATCAAGATACTCCTTACGGACTGGTTGGATACTAACCTGAGGGTTACTATCTTCAATAGCCACGATAGTAACTAGTTGCTTAACCTGAATGCCATAGCGTTCTTGTAAGCAAAGAGCGTAGGCACACTCTTGAACATAATAGTCGTAAAGGTATTCTTCTTTCTTATACTTGTCGGATGTCTTGAAGTCAATGATAGATAAAACACCATCAAACTCAGCAATACAATCAACTCTTCCGGCAAGTTCCAGCGTATCTGAATATAACGCTGCTTCTTGTAGGTATATATTATTTATACGGTGGAGAGTATCCTTACTCCTTACAAACATATACTTAGAAAGAGGATCTTGTAGTTTAGATCCTTATTGTTTAAGTAATCCTCAAATAGTTTGTGAACTTTTGTTCCTCTACTAGAAGACCTAGTAGTTTTCTTTTGGGCAGCTTCTTCTCCTACCCTTGCTCTCCATTTCCTAAGAACTTTTTGCTTCTTAGAGTTAGCACCAATCACTGTAGTGATTGAAGGATACTTATTACCTTCTGGTGTAACGTAAAACCGCTTGCCATTTTTTGTGACATCATCCATTTGGATGGGATCTAATCCTATGTGTGTAAATGTCACAGACCTAAGTTAAGCTTCGTAATAATATAAGACTTAACGATACCAGAACGAACGATGTCTTCGATACCATACTCAACGACTTCAAACTCCGGCATGTCATTAAGAATGCGTTGAAAGTCTAGAATGCCATCTTTCTCTGCTGACTTAACTAAGTCAGATTGACGAGCATCACCACAGAACATAATCTTAGTGTCCTGTCCCACGCGTGTCATGATGGAATCAAGTTCGTGGAAGTTTAGATTCTGACACTCATCAACAATAACAATAGCTTTGTCTAGTGTAGTACCACGAAGGAATGATGTAGACCAGAAAGAAATAGTTTCCTGATGCTTCAAGTTCTCATACAACATGTCGAATGAGTTATCATCAGGCATCTCAAACATATACTGTACCATTTTTTTATATGGTATCTGATACAAAGATGCTTTATCATCATGTGTACCAGGAAGGAATCCAATCTCTCTAGTTGCTACAAGAGAGCGTACAATGTATACCTTTTCGTATGGACTATCCTCATCAAGAACTTCCTTTAGTGCTAGGTAAAGAGGAACGAAAGTCTTACCTGTTCCAGCAACACCGTAAGAATAGATACACTTACCCTCACCATATGCCTCAAAGACTTTCCTTTGAGTATCTGTAATCGGTTCAATCGGAAGGAGATAATCCTGATTAATAGGCTTCCTTCGCTTCATCATCTTAGCACTCATACCATTGATATCAGGTTGTGTTTTCTTACGCTGTCTTGCCATACTAATAATCGTATTTTTGTGTGATGGTTGGGTTTCTCTTTGCCTTTGGGTCTTTAAGAATCTTGTTCTTCATGATGTCTGCCCATCCCGGATGAGTCTTTTTCATCTTGGATCTCCAGTCGCCAGTCTCTACACCCATGCCAGGCATAGTAGAAGGGTCAGACCAGTCACGGTCCCAGTCTGGATTGTCAATCTTCCACTGATCCCATTCATGAATACTCATGCTGACTTGTTTCTGTTCACCCGTGACCTTATTTATCACTGGATAGGTTGCCATCTTCTTGCTCCTTATTAAATCCAAATCTATCTAGTTTAGTTTGTACTCGCTGTTGTTGTGCTAACTTACAAACGTTCTCCATCACCTTGAGTGTATCTTCAATCGATGGATTAGGTTGAATACACTGTAAGCGTCGGTAAACTTCCTCATACAAAGGCAGGAAAATATCTGCTGCCTCTTGTACTTCTTCGAGTGTTAGTGGTTTACTTAGTTCCATTCTAATGCCTCCGCTACGTCAGGGAATTGTGTTACGAATACTGCCTTACAGTTGTTGGCAATGTCCATGTGCTCCTTCTGTGTGCCGTGTCCGGACCTCAGTTTGATGTAATGGATCCAACTACGGCACGAACCCGTCATGTAGATCCTTGTAGGCACCGCTGCTGGGAGAACAGCACGGGCACACTCCTTGGCGATACCCCGGTCAAGCATTTGTTTATACAATGCTTCAGCAGAACTGAATAGAGTTTGAATCTGCATCTCTACAGTCTGCTTCTCGAAGTCATCAAGATCATCAATGCTATTCTGTCGGTTCTTGGTATCCTGACGACGGAGTTCAGGCATCTGTAGATCTCCTAACTGAGTGCTATCAGCATAGCGTTGAGAAAACTCCTGGAAAGTAAACGAACGATGACGCAATATTTGAGGACTGATCTCCCTGGTGGTATTGATCTCAAGTGTCATGTATGCCTGCTCAAAGATAGACCAGTGCTCATGCTTGATACAATACCGAAGCAACCCAGCAGCAGTATCAAAACTCAACTGGTTGTTTGGATTGGATACACGGGCGATGTAAGAAATAACATCTTGAGCATTGTGTTCAATCAGATCACCAGCACCTTGAGTGATGGCAATCAGTTTCACTTGTTCACTCATTAACAATGTCCTCCACGACTTCAACATCAACAGATTCTACCACCTCTTCTTCGGCAGTGTCAACAATCTCAACAGCAGGCATTGGTTTACGTTGATATCCAAATCCCACATAAGACTTTTCTTCTCGTTGAAGAATCTGTTTCAGTTTCTTTGCTTGATACAGTTCTTTCTTAATACGAATGTACTCATCATTATCATACAACCATGGTTTTGCCTCTGCCCTTTTCAACCACTTGATATATTGAGGTAGAGTTTGAGGTTCGTTGTTCTTTGCCATAAAATATTAGAATAACATGACTATTATACTGCATAAAAAAAGGGGCGTCAAGCCCCTCTTTTACTCAAGTAAACTTCACTTGTTGTAAGTGTGACCACGATAGCAGAAAGTACCATGTACTTCATCAGACTCTCCGTGCTTACACTCAAACTTGACACCACGATAAGTGGTCATAGAAATTTGAGCATCATGAATAGCTGCTGCTTTTTTGATCTGGTTACGAATGAGATTAAGTGTGTTCATTGTAGGTCTCCTAAAGAAATGAGTTAATTAAAACCCGTTCCTTCAGTCGTTTGCGTCCCACTTACACTCTTTAGTATAGTCCTTTACGGTCTCTACTAACTCTAACCGAACTAATTCGGGTAAGTCTTCATTCAACTTAATCTTCAGCATGATAGCATCAGATTGTTGACAGGTGAGTGTGCTTGATAGAAGTAACTCTAGCATGGGATGAACGCTCCGTTCCGCGACTTACTTGCGACCCACCGAAGTGGGTTGAACGTATGGTAATACTACCACATATATTTATGGATGTCAACCCTTCTTCTTGGGGGCGTTAGGGTCTTGCCATAGTTTTGGATTGACCCTACCTTCTGACTGATACCAGGGTGGTTTAAAGTTTTCTCTATACTTGTCCCAGTAGTCATCAAAGATTTCCATTTGTTTTCTTGGTTGTACTATGTCGTAGCAAACTCGCCCATCTTCAATGTAAGTTACAATGTAACTATTGTATGGTAAATCCCTAGTGTTTGCCACAGAAAGATCACAGTCTTTGTGTAGTATTTTAACCCTCATCAGGAACGTTTGCCCCAAACAATCTGAGGGAATGCCTCTTCGATTACTTGTCTAGTGATACGATACTTTTTATTCAAAGACTTGTCCTTAGCAAGACACACAACCTCTGCTTCATCAGCATGTAGACCTTCAATCAACTGAATGAACAGTGCTTCTCTACGGAGAGGAGTTAGACCAGTTGCCCCGCCTTTATAAAACAATCTAAGTTGTCGAAACTCACGCTCTAGATATGTATGCTCCTCTCCCTTGGGAGAATCATTAGCAGTATAGGGAACTTCTCCTTCCGGAAGAAGGCACTCGGCACTCTCATCATAACTAGCAATAAGAATAGAACGAAGAGCATTAGTATTATACTGCCTTAAAAGTTTTACTTTATCTGCTTTAGTTTTGGCATTGCTTACTTTTTGTAAGACTTCAGACACTAACAGTTTCATTTTTACTATACATAGCAACGTTTACAGTGGACACATAGAACCTATCCATAAGTTCATTAAGCTGATGCTTGTGGAAGTATTCATGTGGGAATTTCTTCTCGATATTATTTAGTGAGTTGTATTCATCTAGGATTTTTTGTACAATCTCCTCGGGAATATAATCACAATCGATGAGTGTAAGATTTCTGATGTAGTTGTTGTACTCCTCCTCAGTTTTACAGAACGCTTGTGGGTCTTGTTTAACCCAAACGTTTAACTTTTTCTGACTGATGGGCTTTTGTCTAATCCCTTTGACAAATGTATCGTCAGTAGATAAAAAGTTAGGAATACCATCAGACTTATCGCCCTTAATAACATGTTGTCTGATATAAGTCCATGGGTTATCCGATGTTACATACCTTTTAGTGACAGGATTGTATTGTACCACCCCTGGATACCTATGGAGTTGAATAAAATCTTTATCTCCAGAAAGGATTAGTATTCTTTCTCTTGGGTTTTTATTCTTACAAAGAACAGCAATCACATCATCTGCTTCTGCTCCATCAACTTCTACCACTTTGTAGTGGAAATGTTCTTTGATTTCTTCTTTGATTTGGTTCAGTAGATCAAAGATAGAGTTCCAGTTAAGACCAGACTTTTTTCTATCTTTCTTTCTAGACCATTTGTAGTACGGGAAGTATTCTTTTCTCCAATAGTTTCTACTATCATAAGCAAGAACTACTTCACCGTACTCATCTTCATACTCTTTTTCATAGCGGGATAAACTCTTCAATATTAGATGACGAACTAAGTTCTCATCCAACACAGCTTTTTTAATCTGTGTCATCAGATTACTGATCATAATCTGATTCATGTCAATAATAATCATCCTCTTCGTCATCCTCCCTGATAACTCTTACTGATAGAAGTTCTTCGTTTACACTGATGCCTTCTAGTTCTGGATGTAGTCTAGGCGTAGTCATTTGCTGGATGGTATTGTATACAATATCATTAACAAACCAACCTGCTATGAATCCAACCACAAAGCAAAGAATGGTTGCAACTATAGCAACAAACATTATAGTTTGGGATTCCATAGGTAACTCCGAGTTAGGTGTCTTCTACCCTCCTCCAAGTAAACTCTACACCAATGTAAAGTTTTCTTTTTAGGAGGGTCAATGTTTGGAAAAATCTGAACCCAGCTTTTTCTGGTTCCTTTTTATCCCTCCTGAGCATTAGCTCCACACCTCTATTTATGGATTGTTCTTCGTTTGTTCTTGGATCCTTTTCTCCGTCCTGGACGTTTGTCATACTCATAGTCCTTAGCATCTTGAATAATCTTTTCTAGGTAAGCAATGATTTTTCTAGCCTTTGTTTTTCCGATGTGCCTATACGCTTCCAGCAGTTGTTTATTTCCACCAGCAACATAAAGATTAAGTTCATCGATAAGATAGTTAATATTAGCAGAGTTGTTTTCTAAAAACTCTGTGGCATCTTTTCGTTTTGCTTTCTGATTCTCAAGAAACTTATAGAAGTTTAATAAGTATTTGTCTTTAGCAAAAGCATCGTCGATAGCTCTTTCGATAA